CCTATTCGGGTAAGGCAACGATACGCCTTCGGGTCTGCGAGGCCCGGCATGGTGACCGTACCCCTCTCCGACTGGGTTCTACTATGCCCCTTAGACTCTCCGCGTCAAGGGGTCTTAAAGGCCTCTCCTTGCCCTTCCTAGGCCGTTTGACGGCGGGAACGTAGAAACACCGCCACCCCCACCCCTAAGCACCCCACGGCCAAGGCCCACCCGAGGTCGCGGACGGCTTTCAGCGCCATCGTTGCGGAGGACAGCCCTTGCTCGACGCTGACCGAGTCTGACTTCAGGCCGCCGTCCGTCACGATCATGACCAGGGCGTCCCGAGATTGGAGGGTGTCGAGGACATAGCCGGCGATGTAGGCCGACGAGAAAGCCGACACTCCTGCGAAGGCCGTGATGAGGGCGACCGCCAGCAGGAGGTTATCGCTTCCGCTTTGCTTTGCTGGCTTTGCCTTTCCCATGGGGTTTGAGTTTGGCGGTGACGGCTCCGACTTCCTTCTCTCCGCGGGCCTTGATGTAGCGCATCAGGTAGTCGAGGCATTCGGGGGCGGCGTAGCCTGCCGCGCCGACGACGGCCATCCGCAGGCCCGGGCTGGAGATGTGGTCTTGGATGCCGTAGCCGACCAAGGCGGCGGTGATCGCGGCGGCGAGGACACGGCGCACGACCCAGCCAAAGGACACGGGCTCCGTCGAAAGCAGGAGACGGGCGGTCATCGCGAGGCCGCCCAGGACTGAAGCGACGACGCCGTCCTTGAGTTCCTTCGGGATGTCCTCGGGACTGATGGGAGCGGGAGGCGGGCTCACGAGATGCGGGGAGGCTTGGAGTTCGGGGCGATGAGGACGCGGCGGTAGTCCTGCGACCAGAGCACGGCGGCGAGGTCTTTGCCGGCACGGTCGACTTGAGTCTCGGTGAGAAAGGGAAAAGTTAAATGGATCTGCTCGTGGCAGAGGACTTCCAGCTGACGGCGGGCACCTAGGCGGGGGTCAATCTCGATGAGGTTCTCGCCGATGGTTGCCTGACCCCATGCGCGCTCCTTACCGAGTTTGCGCCAGATGACCTTCGCGGTCTTATGCTTGCGGCGGCTCATCGTTAGGCTTGTTCACGGAGTCGCGCACCTTGTCGGCGAGCCACCAAAGGCCGAGGCCGCAGGAGATGACCAGCGTCGCCCCGGCCGCATATTCAAACCAGGGACTGTCGATTATGAACGGGACGGAACCGCAGAATGCTCCGCAGAGGAGCAGGGGCAGGCCGATACGCGGGCCCATGAAGGCGGTGGTCAGCGCACCGATGACGGCGAGGCCAGCACCGACGAGCGTCCAAGTCTGGGACATGGCGTCCTTCTTCACGCGCTCAACTTCGGCGGCGAGCTCCGCGATCCGGGCGTCACGGGCGGCGAGGGCGGCCTTGTTCGCGGCGACCTGTTTCTCGAGGTCGGCCCAAGCGGCCTCGGCGGCCTTCTGCTTCTCGGCGGCCTTCTTGCGCTGGGCTTCGTATTCGGCGGGGGTGGCCTTCTCGGAGCGTTGGCGGGCGAAGGCTAGGTCGCCCTCCGTGGGCTTCGGCAGGAAGGAACCGGCGACGGACAACTCGGACTCCACGACGGCGGGCTTGCCTGCGTTGTTGGCCTCGCGGGCCACGGTCACGGCGGCGGCCACGCGGGAGTCGATGACGTCGAGCTTCGTGCCGACGGTGTCAAGGGCGACGGCCTTGGGGGCTGGGACAGCAGGAGGGAGTTCGGCTGCGGGCTTGCCAGACTTGCACCCAGCCAGGGCCACGAGGGCGATGACTAGGAGCAAGCGCATGAGGTCAGTCGCGACCCTTGAGGGCGTCGAGGGCCTGACGGCCTTTCGCTTCGAGGGAGTCGGCCTTGGCCTTGTGCTTGCGCATGACGAGGGCTCCGGCGACGAAGCCGACGAGGAGGGCGAGGAGGTGGGTGATCATGGTGTTATTCGGAAAGGAGTTCGACGCGGACGAGAGGGCCGAGGTCGGCGGGGGTGACGGGCTCGGAGAACTCTACGAGGTAGGGGACGCCTAATCCGTATTGCTCGGAGACCGGCAACGCCTGGCCGAAGACGGCGACCCGAAGGGCCTGCCAGTCGTTTACCTGAAGGATGGATGTGATACGGTATTTCATCGTTGGACGTAGATGGCGCCGCGAGCTCCGTAGAAACGCGTAAATGTATTTACTGAAGCGGCGGTAAGCACGGCCTCTTCCTGATATAGTAACTGACTATCGAAACCGCGGTTGCTAGGGCCTGAAGAGGTGGTGGCAACCGAGGAACCGTTGATGTAAAGCGTCACGTTGCCGTTGCCTTCGCTGACGATGTCCCAACTGAAGGCAGACGTAGTAGGCGTAAAGCTGCTATTAACGGTCGTGAGGGTCGTTCCATTATGGACCATCAGTTGGATTACCTGTGAGGTTCCGCAGGTGTATTTCCAGCCAAGACCTCGTCGGTTCAGATCACCGACACCATCAGCCTCGACCTTTCCGAACGATACGCGGCACAACCAATTAGCCTGCGACGGAAGGTTGATAAGAGAGCGGCCAGAAATCCAGATGCGCTTGGCAAAGTTTAGGTAGACGTTAGCATCATCACCCCAAAGGTTGGTCAGCTGGTCGATTTGTGAGATACCGAATGTGCGAGCGTAGGAGTGACCTGTTGCAACTCCAGTATTAGGCAGTTGATAAGAAGTATTGGTCCAGCCAAGAGTTGCAGCCGCACCGGTTCCGCTCGTTGCAACCGTGAAGCCAGCACGATAAATCGGGCTCCAGTCCGAAGACATGATGGCGGCCTTGCCGGAGAAAGCGGTCGGAGCCAGCGTCGTGCTTGCGCCGAGGATGGCTTCGCCGAAGGTGGCGAGTTCGACCTTACCCGCGACAGTCGTCGATGCGGCAGGGACTTCCTGCTGCACGAAGGCTGTCGTGGCGATCTGCGTCGTGTTCGTTCCAGCCGTGGCCGTTGGCGCGGTCGGAACGCCAGTCAAGGCAGGCGAGTTTACGGCGGCCCTCGTCGTATCGGTCGGGTGAACGTGGTCAGCCCTGGCGTAGCGCAAGGACGTGCCGACGGCAGCCGTGCCATCGACGAGCGGGGTGGCGGCGGCGGCCTGTGCCACGACATAAGCGGTCGTCGCGAGCTGGGTCGTATTGGTATCGACCGCGGCGGTGGGCGCAGCCGGAACGCCCGTAAAGGTCGGCGAAGCCAGGGCGGCGCGGGTCGTGTCCGTCGGATGGACGTGATCCTGACGGGCGTAGCGGAGGGACGTGCCGACGGCGGCGGTTCCGTTGACCAGAGGGGTCGCCGAACCAGCCTGACCGACGACGTAGGCCGTGGTCGCTAGGGCGACGCTGTTCGTATCGGCGGCGGGGGTGACTCCGTTGGTCGTGCCCTGGAGCGTGGTCGTCGAGCCGAAGGTTGAGCCGATAGTGATGTTTGTCGTCGAGCCGGAAAGACCAGCCGTGCCGATGTTGACCGTTTTGGTCAGACCAGTGGTAGTGTTACCGATACCAATACCGATGGTAGCGCTTTCTGCCAAGTTTCCAATCGAGACGGTGGAACTAGCGGCGACGAAATTGCCGTTTACCGTGGTCGTCGAAATTTGACCCCCAACCGCGCTGCCGATGGCGATGTTCGTAGTCGAACCAGCCAAGCCAGCCGTGCCGATGTTGACGGCCTTCGTGGTCGCCGTGAGGGTCGCACCAGAGGCGAGGTTGAGCGTCGAGGCGGCGGTCGTCGCGCCGATCGTGGTGGTCGAAGCACCGGCGACAGGGCCGATGGTCGTCAGGGTCGTCGAGCCCGAGACGCCAGAGGTGGCGATGTTGACCGTCTTCGTCGAGCCTGAGATGGTCGCACCAGTGGCGAGGCCGATGGTGCCAGTGGCCGTCGAGCTGCCGTAGGTGCTGGACGCGTTGGAGAAGGTGTTGTTAGAGCCGAGCGGGGCGAACTGCTGGGTGCCGCCGTTGATGCGGGCGAAAAGGCCGGAGGTCGTCGTCCAGACGTCGCCGTTGACCGGGGTCGTCGGGGCAGCGCCGTGCGGGACGTTGAAGCCAGCGCCGTTGGTCGCTTCCGAGGGGATGGTGTTGACCTTGCCGTTCGCGTCGATGGCGACGAAGTTCGTATCCGTAGCCTGGTCGTGAAGGGTCAGGATGTTGCCAGTGCCGGCCTGCTCGATGAAGAGCGCCGCGCCTGTCGAGTTGCTGTTGATCGTGACGTTGCCAGTCAGGGCGGGCGAAGCGAGGGGAGCAAAGCCCGAGATGGACGCACCCGAGGGGATGGTCACCGTGCCCGTGAAGGTCGGGGAAGCGATGGGGGCGTAGGTCGAGGCCGCCGTCGTGGAGTCGAGCTTGGCGTTGAGCGCCGTGGACAGGTCGGTCTGGTTGCCGAGCGTGCCGAGGATTTCGCCCCACTCGACGGACTGAAGCGGAACCATGCCGCCTACGTTGACCGTCCAAGCGGTATACGTTCCCGAGCCGGTGTGGTGATTGACGTCGACAACCAGAACCCCAGTGCCCGAGTTGTAGCTCGTGACCAGCGCGTGCATATGGTTGCTCGCGTCGTAGGAGATTACGACGTCCTGCTGCGAAGAGTAGGACAGGCCAGTGCCGACCGTGAAGGTCTTCGTGCCGTTGCTGACCGTGTTGCTGGTCGTCGAGGTCGTCAGGTAGCGGTCGCCCGGGATGAGGGTCTGCCAGGACGAGTCGTAGTTCGTGCCGGAGTTCTTCGTCAGGACTTGGCCGATCGTGCCCGAGGCGGGCTGTCCCTGGGCGATGGTCGCGTAGGTCGAGGCGGCAGCCGAAGTCGTCAGGTAGGACGACATTCCCGAGATGGGCTGATAGGTCGAGGCCGCGGTCGAGCTCAGGAGGTAGGGGACGAGCGCCGAGGACGTGATGTAGCCCGAGGGGTTGGTCAGCGGGTAGTAGGTCGACGCGGCGGCGCTGGTCGTCAGGTAGGCCGACAGGTTGAGCGTGACCCAGTCCGTGTTATAGTTCGTGCCGTCAATCTTCTGAAGATACTGGCCAGCCGTGCCGCCAGCAGGGACGCCCGGGCCAGCGGGTCCTTGAGGGCCAGCCGCTCCGGGGACTCCGACGCCGATGGTCAGGGTGGCAGGGGCCGTCGACCCGGTGGTGACGTCGACCGCTCCAGGGATGGTGATCGTGAGCGACATGAAATTAGGCGGTGACCTGACCGATGAGGTCGATGCGCATCGTCTCGGAGTAGAAGACCGTGCCTCCGTTCAGGAACTTGATGTCCCACTTGGCCGTGCCGATGGCCCACGCGGCGGTCGAGCCCGGATAGACGAAGGCAACGGACAGGCCGTTGGGGGCCACGGTTGCCGTCAGGTCGTATTCGTTCTGCTGCGCGTCGATGATGGTCGAGGTGACCGTCACGCCGATGAGGTTCGCGATGCCCCCGGGCTCAGGGTTCCACACCATGGAGGCCGAGAAGGACGATCCGCGTTTGAAGGTGACGGTGTTGCAGCTCATCGGGTCTGACTATGCCCCGATTGGAAGGGGGGGTCAGTAGGGCAGGAAATCGTGCACCTCAAGGATGTCCGCCGAGTCCGGGTCAAGTTCCTGACCGAAACCGAACGGACCCTCGTAAGCGTCTGCCGTAACCGCGATGGTCTGGCTGGCGTTATCCAGCACCACATCCTTGCCTAGGATTTCGGCCTCATCCTCTTCGACCAAGATGCGGGCGTTTCGAGGCCCGAACCTGAACCACATATCAACCTGGCCGTCCACGGTCGTGGTAACAAACAGGTAGGTGAAGGTCGCGAACAGAGGGCCACCGTCACTGCGGAAAAAGGTGTTCTGGGCAGTCATGAAGCCCGGCGCATCAAACTCCACGTTGTGGGCACCACCGCCGTAGCCGTTCTGGTTGTTGCCAAGCGGAGAGCGTAGCCAGCCCCACGTGCTGACGACCCCGCTAGTGTCTTGGCCGATGAGCGTGGCCATCAGATCCGGGCGTAGTAATAACGAGCGGTCTGGCCTCCGACCTTGATACGGTCACCCCAGAGGGAGCCGGTGACGTATTGAACGACCGAGCAGGACGGACCAGCGCCTTCGGTGGCCTTGGCCAGCAGGATGTAGCCGTAGGTGTCGGTGTCGGCGAGTTCCACGTCCGAGCAGACGATGCGCGGGTAGTCGTTGGACGTGTCGTCGATGCTGGGGAAGTCTCCCGTGGTGGCGTCCTTGCCGGCCCGCAGGTAGATGAAGCACTCGTGCGTCGTCGCGTCGAAGGGGGTAAGGACGGACACAGGCCAGTCGGGAACGCCGCTGGCCGTGCGGTCGAGTTTGACCCAGACGGAGTCCTCCTCGATCTGGGCGACGTTGTTGTTCAGCGTGCCCGGGACGACCTGATAAAGCCACGCCGTGCCAGGCTCGTCATAGACGATGTTGATGACCTTGAAGGGGTGGGTGACCGGCTGGGCGTCGCGATCTGGGAACGGGTTTGACGTGTCCAGCGTGAAGCCCTTCGAGGACGAGTCGAAGTTATAGCCGACTCCTGGTTGAATCTTCATCAGGCAGGAGCGTAGACCGAGGCGACGTAGCCTTCGCGGTTGTAGCGAATCTCATACTGCACCTTGTAGAGACTGCCATAGTCCTCGGCGTTGACCTGAGCCAAGAGCAGCTGGTTCTTGCCGCTGACGGTGAATGACGAGCCCATGTAAGAAGGCAGCAGGTCGATGGCAAGGAACGAGCCGTTGCCGGATGTCTTGCCGACGCGGTTAATCATGCCTTGGACGGTGGCCGACTGCGTGGTGTAGAAGTGACCGGAGAAGGAGGTCTGCGGCGCGAGGTAGTTCGTCTTGCCGTAGAAGTCCTTGAACTCGGCCTTCTTGAAACCGAGGAACTTGCGGCCAGTCGCGATTTCAAACGTGGCACCGTTGTTGCCGGAATACTCGACAGGGTTGGTTCCAGTGACGGCAGGGTAAGCAGGGGTAGCCAGCGAGCCAGTGCCCACACCAGCGATGGGGGAGCCGGAGAAGCCCGTGGCCGTCTCGAAGAAGTTCGGATGGGTCGTGATACTTTCGGAGGTCAGACCCTGCGATCCGCTGACCTGAGGGTCGGTGCGGAGTCCGCTGTTATAACTCGTCTCGATGCCGACGTAATCCACGGTGGCCGTGGCGACCTCCAGCGCGTCGAAAGAGATGCTGGCCTTGTGGGCCTTGAGGTTGCTGAAACCGAGGGCAGGGAAGGTGCTCCCGCGCTCGATGAACGTGAAGGAACCGAACCTGTCGGACTTATAACTGGCCGTGCAGGTCATGAGGCCGTAGCCGTCATAATTGACCTTCCATCCCGGCTGGAGGAGTCCTGCGGCGAGGCTGTCGCCTGTTTCTACGCGTCCCATGTTGTTTGGTTAGGTTGTTGCGGTTTTGGTAAAGTCGGCGGGAATCGCCCCAGGGGTGGCGGCGGCGATGCGCTCAAGCGCGGCGGTCTGCTTCTTGGCTTCTTCGAGCTGGGCGTTCATGGCTTCCATGACGGGGTTTGGTCCGACGCCGATCACGTTGCCGAAGCCTTCAGGGCCTTTGAAGTCTGCTGCCTTTCCTGCCTTCTCAGGGCCGAGCGATTCAAGCAGCTTCTTTCCTTCTGCCGTCTTGTTGAAGTATTCCATCGCGAGACGCTGTACTTCCTTATCCGAGGATAGAGCATCCAAGGAAACACCTGCCCGGAGTTGGCGCTGGAACTGCTCTGGCAATTCAAAGTCTTTAAACATGCCTCCTTCGTTTTTGAGAATCTGACGGGTAACTTCAGACCTACCCGCTTCGACGAGTTTCTTCTCATCTTCTAGCTCTTTCTTCCGCTTAAAGAAAGCGGCGGCTCGAGATTCTTCCGTAGTGTTGAAGCGGCTTTCCCCAGTAGCGAGAAGGTCTAGTCCTTCCTTTGCGTTGCGCTTTGCCTCTTCGATAGACTTGGAAATAAAAGACAAGGCTCCCTGGACGAGAATCATAGGCGCCGTGAAGCCGAGGAAGATGTCCTTGAACGCGGTCGAGAACTTCTTCTGGATGTCCTCGACCTGCTTGGAGAAGGACACGGTCGCCGACTTGGCCTTGTCCATGGCCTGCGGGACGTCGGAGGTGGTCTTGATGTTGACTGTCAGGTCTTGGGCCATGTCAGTGGGTGCTTTCCTTTGCAGGATTGGAAGCCTTAAGCGCGGCTTCCCGGGCTTCCTCTTCGGCCATGAAGGCCTCCTCCTCGGGCGACATGATCGCCACGTCCGCACCCTTGCGGATAGCAAGGGCGGAGTTCAGCCAGATGGCCTGACACTCCGGCATCTCCCATGCACGCTTCTCGTCTATGCCTGAAGCGATAAGGTTGGCCACGATGGACAAGGGCCACGGGACGCCCTTGTCGCCGCCCCCCGACTTGGTCTTGGTCTGCTCCCAGAACTTAGGCCAGTCTTGGATGAGGATATAGCCGGCAAAGGCTTCTAGCATGCGTTCGAACTTCTCCGGCCTGCGTTTCAGGCCTATGATACGCAATTGGTCTCTCCAGCCTATCTCGCCTAGCGGTTCCTCGGCGCATACCTGGCACGCAAAGATAAGGTCGGCAGGGGTGATGCCTCGCGAGCCTGTGACCAGCGGGGAGTCGAAAGCCATAAGCCGCACCCGATACTTGAGGCACCACGGGTAAAGAGTTCGACCCAGCAACCGAAAAGGCGCCGGGTCGACGTAGGCATTCAGGAAGCGGCGGTCCACTCTCCCTAGGCTACCCCCTTTTCGGGGGTGTCAATTACGCGAGCGTGATGCCCTCGTAGTCGATAGCCGTGATCGTGACAGCGGTGAAGCCCTTGTTGGAGCCCTTGTCGTCAATCTTGGTGATCACGCCGGAAAAGGAAGCCGAAGCCGAGCCAGACGGATAAGCAGAAGCGGTGTTGACCGTGAAGGCGAGGGTTCCGCCAAGGACTGGCATGGTAGCCGTCTTGGCGATGCCTTCGATGGTGATTTCGGACTTACGGTCGTCCATGCGATGGGTCTTCGTGATGCCCGTCTCGTCGACCACGGTGACGTCGGCATTGAAGGAGGACGACAGGCTGTAAGACTGCACGAAGAGATTCGCGACAGTGCCCGCAACTCCGTAGATGCAGGTCGTTCCAGTAGAGATGGCGGCCATTTGTATTTGCCCCGATTGGAATTAGGCCGCAGGGGGCAGGACCACCAGCACGTCGAACCCGAAGGAAGTAGCCCAGGAGCGTTCGTCCAGACCCTCGTCTTCGGAGGTCATGGTCACATCGTAGCAGAAGGCATCGGTCGAGCTGACAAAGGCCGCCTTGATGCTGGTCAGGTCGCGCATATTACCGGACAAGGCGGCGCAGCGGGCACGGTGATCGGCGAGGGTCGTATCGTCCGCGTTGGAGAAAAGGGTGATGCGGACAGAGCAGGAATAGTTCCCCTCGCCCTCGGGCAGGTCTGCGGGGATGCGTGCGGACTCGCAGAGGACCACGGCCTTCGGCAGGGTCTGCGTGACGTTGCTATCGCCCGTCAGGAATTGGACGGAGGTCAGCCCGGTCTGGGTCGAGAGGTAGGTCGTGAGCGTAGACTCGACGATGTGGCGGATGGATTTGGTGCCCATAAAGTTTATTTGCGGTTGGCTCGGTCGACGGTGTTCTTCATGTGACGTTCAAAACGTGCCTTCATCTGTTTGATGCGGTTGGCATAGACCAAGCCTAAGACGTTCGCGTCGGTTGCGATGCCGTTCACGTTGCCCTGGCTGTTGGTCACGCTTAGCTCGACGACCTTTTCGTTGGCCATGAGGCTGTTGGTTCCGAGCACGCGGTTGTGACGGTTAATCCAAGCCACCTTGAGAAGTTGAACGCCGAAGTCCTTCGGGACTCCGTTAATGACGGGCTTAGGAAGTGAGCGCAAAGCAGAAGCCCAGCCGGCCTTGATCATGCCGACCATCTGCTGGCGCTCCTTGATGTATTGGTCGAGTTCGGACTTGGACTCGACGAGCATCTTCAATTTGACCGGGCGGACGGATTTTCCGATGCGCCCGCCGAACTTGCCCTTGATGCGGTTATGCGGAGGACGCAGTTCCTCGACGAACCCTTGGCCGTAGTCGGTCATGACAGGGTTGGTAGTGTTGAAGTAGTTCTTGGCCTTCTTGAACGCCCGGTCGTAGTCGCGGTCGTTCGCGATCTTGCGCATGATGGGCGGCAGGTTCTTCAGCGCCTGGAGGGAGCCCTTGGTGATGACCTTGTTGAATAGGCCGATGTCGTTTGTCTTTGTGGCGTAGGCCAACTGGTTGGTCAGCAAGGCGGCAGCGGAGTTCGAGCTGCGGTCGTTGGCGGCCACGAACATCTTCCTGATGTCGCCGGCTACGGCGTTGTTGCCCGCCACTTCAGCCGCCTTGGAAAGGCCACGTCCGCCGCCCTTGGGCAGGGGAGGGGTAAAGGTAGCCGCGTCCTGGCAGGCAAGGGCGGCTTGCTCAAGCGCCGCGTCCCGCATGGTCTGGCCCGTGTTGGCAGCGAACTGGCGGAGGGCAGCGATGAACTCAGCCTGAGACTTGGGCTCAATCGATACCTTGACCACAGGCTTACTGATTGTCGTCGATGACGACGAGGGTGATCCATGCCGACCCGGGCTTGTAGGTCTGGGTCGTGATGCGGACGGTCTTCCCGCCGGCCACGATCTTCTTGCCCTGGGCGAGGGAGGCGATGGGGGCACCCGACGAGAGGGTGGCCGCCGATGCCCCAATAGACCCGTCTGGCTGGCTCCAGGAGGCCGTTACAGCGGGGAGCCTGACCGTATACTGGGTCCGCTCCATATACCCCCCTGCTTCGAGCACGGTCGAGACGGCGGGGTCGGAGATGAGGCAGGAGA